AAGACAACATCGCGAGTGCCAAAAAATTTATTTTTGACGGGCTGATAAAAGCGGGTGTCTTAAAAAATGACGGCTGGTCGGAGATCGGGGACTTTCGCGATGAGTTTTACATCGACAAGGAATCCCCACGTGTTGAAGTGACGATTACTGCTGGAAAAGAAAGATAGAGATGACTTGGCAAAACGACAATTTACGCAAAATGGGAGAAGATGGGCTGATAGGCGCAGTAACAGTAGTCATGCTAAAAGATTTTAGAGCCGCCGTCAGACGGTTTAAGCGTCAGCCAAGCCCATACACGAAGAAAGCAGTAAACACGTGTTATAAAAACATTGCAACCAGCGTGTGCGCAAACATTGTGATGGACGAGAAAGACTGGCGAAAGCGATGCTGGGATGTTTATTTGGACACCATGGGTGGAGAAGAAGAGCACCAAAAGGCTATGGCTGAATGCCGTGAAGCGGAAGAAGAGTTGGCAGAAAAAGATTGAGAGAGGCGAGAATGCTCACAAGAAAGCAGCTGGAGAGTATACCGTCTATCCGACGAAGGATTGAGCGGCTGAAAATAAAACTACAAGAGCGACCGGTGCTATCAGGTCTGCGGTATTCCGAAAGTGGGTCACGTAGTAGCGGGTTGGCTTACTCACAGCTGGAGGATCTTGTCCTTTGGCGGGAAAAAATATCTAGCCAGATCATCACCGAGTACAAAAGACTTTCGTCTTTACAAACGGAGATATATGCCTTTATTAAGTCACTAGATAGTGAGCGGCAAAAGGAGATCGTGGAGATGCACTGCATTGATGGTCTTACTTTTGAGGAGATTGGGATCCGCACCAGCTGGAGCCCTACTACCGTGAAAAGACACTACTATCAAGCCGTGTGCAAGCTGTCGTATCAAAATGGACGAAATGGACGATGAGGGTATGCTATATTGGTAGTGGGAAAGGTCGTCCAGGAGTTGGGCGATCTTTTTGTATGGAGAGGCGCCGCTTGACCAGCACGCACACTAGACTTTTTAGGCGCAGGGAATGCCGAGATGACAGCATACGCATAGCATTGGCATTTGGGGTTAGCCTGTCATCTATACGCGCTTGCCAAGGGAAATATCTTGACAAGGGCTTTCGCTACCGGAGGACATAGGACAGAGGGATATCGGACGGAGAGCCGTTGACTGATCCCTACGCTATGGCCGGTACAGACATAGGGGGAGAGGATGAAAAAGAAACGGGCCATCCGGCCAGACCGACAGGGCCCACACCGGAGCCAGTTCGAGAAGAATAAGAAGATTATTTTAAAAACACAGCGCATCTGTGGAATCTGCGGGAAGCCTGTAGACATGCATCTCAAGTACCCCGACCCAATGAGCCCGGTCATTGATCACATTATTCCCATTGATAAGGGTGGACATCCATCGGCAATGGAGAACCTACAGCTGGCGCACTGGAGCTGTAACAGACAGAAATCAGATAAGTTATACACAACACAAGGCAAGGTACAGCCTAAGACAATAGGGAACAGGGACTTACCATGGAGCACAGACTGGACAAGTTATACGCCGAAAGGATAGGGGCATACCTCCCCCTCCCATCTAGGCGAAAGAAGTCCCGCTATTTATTGTACAAAAATCATCGTGAAAGCAATATCAAAGTCAGGAGAGGCAAATGGAAAACAACTTAGATAAGCTCAAGCAGCGGTTACAAGTGCATATTCCAAGGGTTCGGGCCCGCTATAAGCGATATGATTCGAAATACCATCCTCCCGACTTGGGGCTGGTGATTCCTCCTCAGATTCGGGCCAGATACACGGCAGTCCTGGGCTGGTGTGGGAAGGCAGTGGACAGCCTTGCAGACCGATTGGTCTTTAAGGGCTTCAAGGAGGACAATTTCAGCCTCCAGGAGATTTTCAACTTAAACAGCCCGGATGTCTTTTTTGATTCCGCTATCCTATCGGCTCTGATTGCCTCCTGTTGCTTTGTGTACATTCGTAAGGACGAAGAGGGCACGGCAAGCCTGCAGGTGATTGAGGCGGATAAGGCCACAGGTATGATTGACCCGATTACCGGATTGCTCAAAGAGGGCTATGCCATTCTCAGCACAGACGACCTGGGCAAGCCGTCCATGGAGGCCCATTTCCTGCCTGACCGGACTGACTATTATGTTGACGGTAAGTATTCCCAGTCTATTGATAATCCGGCGGGAATCCCCTTGCTGGTGCCGGTGATTTATCGGCCTGACGCTGTGAGGCCTTTTGGTCGGTCCAGAATTAGCCGTTCAGCGGAATACCTTCAAGACCATGCGAAGCGAACACTGGAGCGGGCAGATATCACCTCAGAATTTTATTCCTTCCCGCAGAAGTATGTGGTAGGCCTCTCTCAGGATGCAGAGCCGCTGGATAAGTGGAAGGCGACCATCTCCTCCATGCTCCAGTTCACCAAGGATGAAGACGGTGACAGCCCGAAGCTGGGGCAATTCTCACAGCCGTCTATGTCTCCCTTCACGGAGCAACTGAGGACCTTAGCTTCTGCCTTTGCGGGAGAGACGGGACTGACGCTAGATGACCTGGGATTCATCACGGATAATCCCTCTTCAGCGGAAGCGATTAAGGCGAGCCACGAGACTTTAAGAATCACAGCCAGAAAGGCCCAGAGGTGCTTTGGGACGGCCTTTCTTAACGTGGGCTATGTGGCCCGGTGCTTGGAGGATGGGTTTCCCTACCGGAGGAATCAATTCTACCTGACCAAGCCCACCTGGTACCCGGTATTCGAGCCGGATATGGCCACGCTCTCCGGGATTGGCGATGCGGCCATTAAGATTAACCAGGCAATTCCGGAGTATTTCAACAAAGACAATCTGTCCGAGCTGACGGGGTTAGATCATGAGTAAGGATATTGTGCCGGAGCTGTTGGATAAACTAAAAAAGACCTTTGATGAGAAGGTTTCAAAATCAGCCAAAGTAAAACGGCTCCTCAATAAGCTGGAGAGCAAGAAAGCCACCTATCTCGATGCAGACGCCTTTGCGGTGGAGCTGGGGGGGCTTTTAAGAGACACCTTCGCAGAGGTGATTAAGCCAGAAGACTTACCCAATGAGCGGATGTATTACAACATTGCCGACCGGATGATTCGTGACAGACTAGGAGCGAATTACAAGTCCATTTCGCTGTATGACGAAGCAACACAGAATCTGTTAAACCAACAGGCAGGGATCCACTTGAAAGCTGTCGTTCCCGAAATGGACGAAAGCCGTGTTCATGGTTTCGTGGAAGCTCTGTCGGAGGACAAACCATTCGAAGAGGTGAAGAGGGTATTAAAAGAACCGATTGTCACCTTTTGCCGAAGCATTGTTCAAGATAGCATAGAAGAGAACGTGAAATTCCATTACCAGAGTGGATTCCGGCCAATGATTAAACGGCAAGAAAGTGGCCACTGTTGCCCGTGGTGCAAGGAAGTGGCCGGGACGCATTATTATCCCGATGTCCCGGATGGCGTATTCCGTAGCCATAACCATTGCCGATGCACGATTGATTATCGTCCGAGGAAAGGAAAACGAGACAAACTGACGGTTCAACAGGGAAAGAAATGGACGAAAGTAGAGGAAGAGAATAAAATTGAGAAAAGGATAGATCTTAATCTTGGCGATGGGCCAAGAGATAAAACAAAGGCATTGACCAAAGCTTTATTAGATGATTTTAAGGCCGAAGGAATCAATGAAGATCAGATTTATGAGTTAGCCAAAATGAGGATACGGCATGGAGGCATTTATCGAGATGGAATACTGAAAAACAAAGCTAAATTAGAGAAGTCAATAAGATCACATTATCGCCAGGCGGTGGAGCATAGTAATAAAATAAGCCATCCGGAACAATTTGATTCAGACTGGGAGAGCAAATCGGATCTACAAAAGCAAGGGCTGCTCAGAAAATGGAGCAAAGACATGAAACGAAATGCTGAGCAAGCCATCATAGAGATAAAAATATGGGAGGAAAGATTTGATGAATAATATGGAACAAGTTGTGGCCTATATAAAAGAAAATATTGAAGAAATCACAAAGGAAAAAGGGGATGTAGCGTATGGGACGTTGATAGGATATGTCGAGACGCTAACCATCATAAAAAGCGTTGTTCCTGAGGCGGATTGGAAGAAATTAGGCCTAGACTTTGATTTGGATAAGAGATACTTGATATAAAAGCACATCAGAATCATCTGGTTGTGCTTTTTTATTGCCGGAAAGGAGCTTGGTATGAATGGATAAAACAGGAAATCAAAATCCAACAAAGTCGGTTATCTTGAGTACCAAGAACAGCGGGGTGGATAAGGCCCTAGAGCTTTACGAAAAATCAAAACGCACCGCCTTTCCTTGGCAAGAGAAGCTATTAAGAGCAATCCTGTCCAAGAATGATAAATGCCTCTGGACACATACCAAGTGCGGTTATGCTGTGCCTAGGCGGAATGGAAAAAATGAAATTGTGACCATCCGGGAGCTGTACGGGTTGTATTGTGGGGAGCAGATTAATCACACGGCCCACCTGGTAAATACCTCTCATGCGGCCTTTGAGCGTCTCCAGAAAGTGCTGGACGATGCGGGAATAGAATATAAGTCCATCAAGGCAACGGGCAGGGAACGCATTACCCTTCCCGAAACAGGTGGAAAGATTGAATTCCGCACACGAACAAGCACGGGCGGCCTTGGTGAAGGATTTGACCTATTAGTCATTGATGAAGCCCAGGAATACACCGAGGACCAAGAATCGGCGCTAAAGTACGTCGTATCCTCTTCCAAGAATCCGCAGACCATTCTCTGTGGAACGCCGCCCACCCCGGTATCCTCCGGGACGGTCTTTGTGGCTTTCCGGAAGAAGGTGCTTGCAGGTGGCGGGGACAATGACCTATGGGCAGAGTGGAGCGTAGAAGAGGAACATGATCCACATGATAAGGAGTACTGGTATCAGACAAATCCTTCGCTTGGCTATATCCTAACGGAGCGCATCATCCAAGATGAAATCGGGCCGAACGAGCTGGACTTTAACATCCAGCGCTTGGGCTACTGGGTAACGTACAACCAGAAATCGGCCATCACGGCAAAAGAGTGGGAAGCCTTGCAGGCCCACTCCTTACCCTGCTTAGTAGGTGGACTATTTGTAGGAATTAAATACGGCAAGGACAATACCAATGTTGCCCTGTCTGTGGCAGTGAAGACCTTGTCAGGCCACATCTTCGTGGAATCTATCGATTGCCAGTCGGTCAGAAATGGTGACTACTGGATCCTGGACTTTATAAAAAAAGCACAGCCTAGTGTCGTGGTTGTCGATGGCGCTAGCAAGCAGGAGATTCTAGAAGCGGAGATGGGCAGAGCTGGGCTCGGCAAACCGGTGAAACCAACCGTTAAGGAAATCATCATTGCGAACTCATTATGGGCGCAGGGGATATATAGCGAGTCCATCTGTCACATGGGGCAAGGGTCCCTGACACAGGTGGTCACCAATTGCGATAAGCGTCCCATTGGTTCATCTGGAGGGTTTGGGTACAAAAGCCAGATGGATGATATGGAGATTGCCCTGATGGACTCTTGCCTATTGGCCCACTGGGCATGTAAAGAGGCAAAGCCAAAGACAACACAGAAAATTAGTTATTAAAGGAGCGACTGCTATTTAGCAGTTGCTTTTTTAGTATAAAAATTACCGGACACGGGAAAATGGAGGAAGTTATGTCAGAGTTTAAAATCATCGAAACACAGGAGCAATTTGATCAAGCCATTAAGGAGCGACTGGAGAGGGAGCATGCCAAAGTCTCAAAGGAGTATGAGGAGAAGCTCTCCGGCCTAAATGAGCAGATTAAAGCACTCACGAAAGAGAATGGCTCTGTCAAGGAGTCTCTGGAGAAAATGGCGGATAAGGATAAGGAGATTGATGCACTAAAGGGGCAGGTCAAAGGCTATGAAAAGGCCAAGTTGAGGACAGACATTGCTCTACAGTACAACATTCCCTATAACCTATCAGACCGAATCCAGGGAGATGATGAAGAGGCAATGAAAAAGGATGCCGAAAGTCTGGCAAAGTATTTTCAAAAGGCGGAACCGATTGCACCACCGAAGGAAGTCAATCAAGACAAAAAAGGTGATGCTTATCAGGAGTTACTCAACAACTTGAATTTAAATGATTAAAGGAGAAAACAATTATGGCAGATGTACTAAGCAAGGGAGCACTGTTCCCCGAACAACTCATGACGGAAGTCGTCAATAAGGTCAAGGGACATTCCTCCCTGATTAAACTGTCTCAGCAGATGCCCATTGCCTTTAACGGCAACGAGGTATTTACCTTCTCGTTGGATAATGAGATTGACGTGGTGGCAGAGAACGGAAAGAAGACCCACGGCGGGGCCACGGTAGGCTCTGTCAAGGTACAGCCCATTAAGGTGGAGTATGGTGCCCGTGTGTCAGATGAGTTTCTCTATGCTTCCGATGAGGCAAAAGTAAATATTCTTCGTCCCTTTATGGACGGATACGCCAAGAAGCTGGCCCGCGGCCTTGACTTGATGGCGTTGCACGGTGTGAACCCTCGTACAGGTGAGAAATCCAGCGTTATCGGTGAGAATTACCTAGATGGAAAGGCCACACAGACCATTCCCTATGACGCCGCTAAGCCCGATGAGAATATCGAGGCCGCTGTAGCTCTGGTCCAAGGCGCAGGAAACGAAATCTCCGGAATGGCTCTGGCTCCCGCCTTCAGCGCATCGCTTGCAAAGCTTAAGGTGAACGGCGTTCAGCAGTTCCCGGAGTTCCGCTGGGGCGCAAGACCGGAATCGGTCAACGGCTTGATGGTGGATGTGAATGAGACGGTATCCGCCTCTAAGTCCAAGGACCGGGCCATCATCGGTGATTTTGCGAACAACTTTAAATGGGGCTTTGCCAAGCAGGTCCCCATGGAAGTCATCAAGTATGGCGACCCGGACAATTCTGGCAAGGACCTGAGAGGCTACAATCAGGTGTATATCCGCTGTGAGACCTACCTGGGCTGGGCTATCATGGACGGTAACGCCTTCGCAAAAGTCGAAGAGTCTGCAGGCTCTGAAAGTCATTAATGCGGTTTTTTAATCTAAAAACCGGGGCGACCATTGACCTCCCTCTAGACCATCTAGGGGGAGAATGGGTCCCGGAGACAGAGAGAGCCCAGGAGCAGACCGAGGAAACGAATCAGAGAACAGAGCATAAGCCAGAAAGGGAAATCCCTGAACAGGGAGAAATCACCAAGAAGGACATTATGCGGGAGCTGGACGCCTTTGGTGTGGAGTACAATCCGAAGGCAAGGAAGGAAGAGCTCTATCAGCTGATGAAGGAGCGACTACATGCAGACAATCACCATTAATGATGTAATTACGCTCTGGAGGTCCTTGCGGGCGGAAGAGATTGACCGGGCGAATGCCTTGATTCCAGTGATTTTGGACAGTTTAAGGCTTGAAGCGAAAAACGTGGGAAAGGACCTAGAGGAGCTGGCGGAAGATGCCGGCTATTTTAATGTCTTAAAGTCTGTCGTGGTGGATATTGTGGCCAGGACGCTCATGACCTCCACCGACCAAGAGCCCATGACACAATCCAGCGAATCGGCGTTGGGGTATTCCTGGTCCGGGACCTACCTTGTACCAGGTGGTGGCCTCTTCATTAAGCGTTCAGAGCTGGCAAGGCTTGGACTTAGGAAGCAGAGATATGGGGTGATTGATTTCTATGGCGAGACGAATCAAGGGAATCACGATTAAGCTACTGGACACCGTCCAATCCGGCACCGACCCATTCGGAGTTCCCGTCTATAAGGAGCGATGGGTGGATGTGGATAACGTCTTAATCCAGCCCAATTCTACAGAGGATAAAATCAATCAGTTAAACCTTACAGGAGATCGAGCGGAATACACGTTGGGAATTCCAAAAGGAGATACCCACACCTGGGAAGACCGGAAGGTTCAATTCTTCGGGGAAACTTGGAAGACGGTGGGCATCCCGATGCAGGGGATTGGTTTCATGATTCCTCTGGACTGGAATAAGAAGGTGCAGGTGGCGTTGGATGAGCATGAAATTTGAGTTGGATAGAAAGGGCGTAAGGGAATTGCTCCACGCTCCGGAGCTTGAGGATCTCATTACGAACAAAGCGGAAGCGGTGAGGGCGAGTGCCGGGGAAGGCTTTTCCATAGTTGCGTCAAACAATTCGCAAAAGAGCAGGACCTATGTCACTGTGCGAGCAGATGACCCGAAGGCGATTCGGAAGAACTTTAAGCATAATATTCTGCTTAAGGCGTTAGGAGCCAGTCATGATTGAGCTAATAATTTACAACTGGATTAAGGACAGACTGGACGTCCCCGTGTACTTCGAGCGTCCGGACAGGATGCCGAAGCGGTTTGTCTTAATGGAAAAGACGGCGGGGAGCAGGCGAAACTATATCCACCAGGCGACCTTTGCCTTTCAGTCTTATGCGGAAAGCATGTATGAGGCCTCAGCCTTAAATGAGAGGGTGAAGGAAGCAGTGGACAGTTTAATTGAAAGTCCTGAGATTGGTGGGCTCTCCTTGAACGGTGATTATAATTTCACCGACACCGAAGAGGGCACACCAAGATATCAGGCAGTATATGACTTTAATTATTAAGGGGGAAGATGATGGCAGAAGTGAATAATGTAAGCTGGGGAAAGCCCTATATTGGTGGGGCAATCAGTATCGCACCGGTTGGGACAACAGCCCCGACGGATGCTGTAGCGAAGCTTGAGACAGCGTTCAAAAATCTGGGATATATCTCTGAGGACGGAATGACCAATGAAAACAGCCCGGAATCGGATACGGTCAAGGCATGGGGTGGAGATACCATCCTTACGGTGCAGACGGCCAAGGAAGACACCTTTGGTTTCACCCTAGTGGAGTGCGTTAATGTGGACGTGCTCAAGATGGTATATGGAGATGGTAACGTCACCGGAACAGTAGAAGCTGGAATCACCATCAAGGCGAATGCAACGGCCCTAGAGCCTCATGCCTTTGTGGTGGATATGATCCTGAAGAATAATGTGAAGAAGCGTGTGGTTATCCCTAATGGCCAGGTTACAGAGATTGGCGAAGTCACCTATAACGATTCCGACCCGGTGGGCTATGAGATGACCATTCAGGCCATGCCTGATAAAGACGGCAACACGCACTACGAGTATATCAAGAAGGGAGAAAAATAATGGTCAAGGGCAAGACATCGACAGGGTTCTCCTTTGTCATTTCCGATTCTGCTATCAATAACATGGAGCTTCTGGACGCTCTGGGAAGCCTGGATAGCAACCCCCTATATATGGGGAGGGTCCTTTCTCTCCTCCTAGGGGAGAGACAAAAGAAAAAGCTCTATGACCACGTACGGGCGAAGGATGGGACCGTGCCCCAGGACAAAATTGGTGATGAGATTATGGAGATTTTTAAGACAAAACCGGTAAAAAACTAATTATCCTTGCCGGGATGTGGAAGGCTAATCCTGATGCCTTGCTTTGTGACTTTGCAGAAACCTATCATCTATACGACATACACCAGCTACCGTTATCCACGGTGGCTGTTTTAGCGTGCGGACTTAGACCGGATTCTCGGTCTATGATGGCTCTGCAGGGGCAAGAGATGGGCCCGGAGACGCTCCTACTGTGTGCAATCCGGGACTATCTTGCTCTTATCTGGTGGAGCAAGACCAAGGGGGCAGAGAAGGGCAGAAACCGCCCGAAGATTCTCCTGGAAGAGGTAAGTAAGGAACGGACAGAGCGGTTCACTTCCGGCAAGGAATTTGAAAAAAGACTACAGCAATTTAATGGAAATGAGGGATAAATGGCAACAAAAGTAGGCACCGCTTATGTGCAGATTATGCCATCCGCAAAAGGAATCAAGGGTGCAATTGGTAAGATTCTACGACCCGAATCCGACACGGCTGGCAAGGAATCTGGACAGGTGGCGGGCTCTGGGCTGGTGGGCATGATGAAAAAGGTCATTATCGGCGCAGGGATTGCGAAAGCCGTGGGCTCTGCTCTCACAGAGGGCGGAAAGCTACAGCAGTCTCTGGGTGGCATTGAGACCCTCTTCAAGGGTTCAGCGGATAAGATGAAGAAATACGCCTCTCAGTCCTATAAGACGGTGGGGCTATCGGCGAATAAGTACATGGAAAATGTTACTGGATTTTCCGCCTCCCTCTTGCAGTCCCTGGGTGGGGACACGGAGAAAGCGGCCGATATAGCCAATATGGCCATGATTGATATGGCAGATAACTCCAACAAGATGGGCACCAATATGCAGGATATACAAAATGCCTATCAGGGATTTGCAAAGCAAAACTATACGATGTTGGATAACTTAAAACTCGGTAGAAAAGCCATAGCCGAGTATAAACCCAGTGAAAACGGTGAAACTCTAAGGATAGCTGCTTAGACAATGCCGTGCTAAGACGATTGAACCGAACACAAAGGAAAAAGAGCGGTTCACTCGTAAAGTGTAACGACTATCGAAACAGATTTAGCACCCAACACGGGTGCTTTTTCAATGGAGTAGAGTACGCTCAAGTGGGCGGAAGCGCTGGGGTGCGAGAGCACAAAATATAGTCTAATCTGCGTGGTGACATGCAGCAGTTCTTTTTGGAACGGCCGCAAATTAACGACTTGCGGTGAATATGTACTATGTATGGTGGTACAAAATCAGAGATGCAGCGCCTCCTGGCTGATGCGACAAAGCTCACTGGCGTGAAGTATGACATAAACAACCTCTCGGATGTGTATAACGCAATTCATGCTGTACAAGGAAAGCTTGAAATCACGGGAACAACGGCAAAAGAGGCACAAACAACATTTACTGGGTCTTTTAACGCCATGAAGTCAGCCGCACAAGATTTTCTTGGGAAGTTGGCTATCGGGGCTGACGTAACTGGCCCGCTAAAGAACATGGTGACTACTGCTTCAACATTTCTATTTCAGAATTTGATTCCGATGGTATGGAATATTATCAAAGAGATACCACAAGCGGTGGTTACACTGTTCACGACAGCGGGCCCTATTCTTATTGAACAGGGAAACGCACTCATACAATGGCTGATTTCTGGCCTTACAACCGGTTTGCCTATGCTATTAGAACAGTTTTCCACAATGTTTGGCCAACTTATGCAGCGCATTACGGAACAGGGGCCACAGCTTATCCAAAAGGGGATGGATATCTTAACGCAGATTGGCATGGGAATAATTACGGCACTGCCTCAGATTGCTGAAACGCTATCGCAAGTTTTCAGTGAGTTCTTTCAAGGCGAATCCGTTCTGACATCGCAGCTTCTTGAGAGCGGCGTTCAGATGGGGTTAAACTTAGCAAACGGAATCTTCCAAGCTGCCCCTAGGGTTCTTACGAGTATTGGAGATATCTTAGCATCGGCTTTAGAATTTCTTCTTAGCAATATTCCGATGTTCATTGAAAAAGGGATCGAATTTATTGCTGGTCTTGCATCCGGTTTGCTCAACAATCTGCCGGCAGTGATCACTGCGATGAGCGGTATCATACAAAAACTAATAGGCGTTATTATCAATAATCTCCCCAATATTGTTAATAAGGGTTTTGAGCTCATCGGGAAATTAGCATCCGGTTTGCTCAACAATCTGCCAAGCATAATTGGCTCAATTGGGAAAATTTTGGCAGCGTTGATTAAAGCAATAATAGACATTTTGCCAAAACTTCTAAGCCTCGGCGTCAAGCTTATAGCAAATCTTGCCAGCGGGTTATTGCAATCACTCGGCAGCGTTATTGGTAATGCTGGGCAAATTGTGAGCGCTCTAGTCAATAAGTTTACTGGTGCAATTGGCCAAATGGTTAGCGCCGGCGCAAACCTTATTAAAGGCTTATGGCGAGGCATTGGGTCTGTTAAGGATTGGATCCTTGGGAAAATTGGCGGGTTTGTCGATGGTATCGTTGGCGGAATTAAGTCTTTCTTCGGGATCCACTCTCCCTCCAAGGTCTTCGCAGAAATCGGCCAGTACCTGGACCTTGGCCTTGCCCAAGGTATTGAGGGTGGAATTAAACCGGTAGAGAGTGCCATGGATACGCTTCAGGGCTCTGTGATGAGAGACCTATCCAATGAGGTGAGTATGGGCCTTACTACAGATACCACCGTGGGGAGCTCCGGAGCAGAGCTCAGCTCCACCAGACAGCCTGTGGCTTTAACACTAAGCCTCAATGGACATGACTTTAAGACCTTTGTCGACGATATTACTGAGCTTCAAGGCCAAGACATTAAGTTAAATCTAGCGTATTAAGGAGGGGCAATGGAGACAATTATTAATAATAACAACCTTGACCAGCTCCTTGATGGATACACCACGGCCAATGTAGAGGGAAGATTGATGCTCTCCTCTTCCTTGGATACCCAATCCGTTCCGGGAAGAAATGGGGACGTGGTCATGGCACAGACGCTCCCGGCAAGAGAGATAACGGTCCATTTTGTCCTTAAGGCGAAAAACTCAGTGGGCTATATCAAGAAGTGCAGGGAGTTGAATAAGCTGATACAGACCGACCGTGAGAGTAAACTGTCATTTAGCGATGAAAAAGGATTCTGGAGAGTCTATTCCTCCAAGGTAGATGCCCCTCCCTATGACTGGAAGGAGGGAACGGGGGCCATTACCTTTCATTGTGCAGACCCCTTCCTTCATGGTGAAATTAAGCAATTTAAAGACCTTTCCTCAAAGGCTAACAGTAACGCCTATGCGCTGAGGCTGAATAAAGCATTACTTGAGGCCAATGGGAAGGTAATTCTTAAGAACGCTACCACAGGGGTAAGGATTGCCTTCGTCAAGGCCTTGACGGGACAGCTCCTCATCACTCAGGACGCTATCACACTGAATGGGGAGAATATTGTCCCTAGCCTAGACATTCAGTCCTCCACCTGGAAGGGCTTCACCATCCATCCCGGAGATACGATAACAGCAGAGGGAGCGACCGGCTCAACGCTGTGGATTGAGGAGCTGTATTTATGATTTATCTATTTAATCACCAACAATCCTTCATCACTGAGCTGGGGAGGGCTCCAATCCTTGAAGCCTTTGAGGAGAAGGAACTCAACGGCCTGATTACTGCAGAGCTGACTGTCCTGTATCCGGATTGGCCGGAGAAGGCCGAATACTTTGGGTATTTTGAGGGGGAGAATTTCCTCCTCTTCCACGTTCACCAGAAAACGAAGAAGGACAGGGCTGTCCATGTTAAGGGAATTCATCTCTTCTTTGACGAACTCCAAGGTGCCATCATCCGTGACCGAAGACCGAAGAGCGTACAGGCTCAAGGGGTGATGGATATCATCCTGCAAGACACGGACTGGAAAGCAACCTGTGAAAAGAGTGCGCTCCGGTCCTTTTCGTTCTATTACATTCCAGCTCTTAAGGCCTTTCAGGACGCCATAAGCTCCTATGGAATGGAATTTTCCCCGGTTATTAAGCTATCAAAAAATAAAATCATCGAAAAAACGGTCATAATCAAATACCACCTCGAAGAGGATTATGGGAAGTGGTTTGAGTATGGCGATAAGCTCCTGACTGTCTTATCTGAAGAGGACCGAAAGGAAGCTTATACCGCTTATCTCGGAAGAGGGAAGGGCTTACAAACCGAGGGCGGTGGATACGGGCGGAAGATTGATTTTAGCGATGTTCTATGGAGCAAATCCAAGGGAGACCCAATTGACAAGCCAAGAGGACAGGACTATATCACGCTCCCAGGAGAGAATGGCCTATATGGTTATCCCGATGGCAAGCCCAGAATGACCGTGGTCACCTTTGACCAGATTGAAGATCCAAAGGAGCTACTGCGGGCCACCTATCAATATGCCATAGATCATGCCCGACCTAAGCTCCTGTTGAAAGCTACGGCCCTCCCGGAATCGTCTGTGCTGCTTGGGGAGATTGCGACCGTCATCCGGCCGGACTTAGATATCCGGTATAAAACCAGAATTAACAAAATTCAGCAGAATCTCCTGACCGGTGTACAGTCATTTGAATTAGGAGATCGAAGCGAGAGCGTCATAGCGAGTGCGATTAAATCAAATGTTCAAAACATTGAGAAGGTGGAGGAAAATACCATCTTCTACATTGAATCCCTCCAGGCTCAGCTCTCCCATCAGCTCTTTAACGAGGACGGCTATAACTACGAATTAAAAGCTGGAAATGACTACAAACTTCCAGCCGGATATTACTCTTTTGACAGGCCAATAGATCAAAATCCGACGAAAGTAATTTATGTAGGCGCAGGGCATCTTGCCATTGCCAATAGCAAAAAATCGGACGGCACGTGGAATTTTCGGACATTTGGGTCCGGCGACGGCTTTGCAGCAGACCTTATCCGTGCTGGTGTCTTGGAGGGAGGAGACTTCCGGCTCAATCTAGAGACGGGAACCCTAGATATTGGTGACAGCTTGCACTATGACCCTCAGGGTGGCCTAGTTCTCTCCTCCAGCGTCCGCAAGAGCCTCAAGGGCGACCCAGGCCCCCAAGGCAAGCAGGGACCAGCGGGCAAGGACGGGGCTGACGGAGCACCGGGCAAGGATGGAACGCCGGGAAAGCAAGGGCCTAAGGGAGATACCGGAGCCCAAGGCCCCAAGGGTGACACGGGTAAACAAGGCCCTCCCGGGAAAGACGGCAAGGACGGGGCGGAAAATGTCAAGATTGGTGGACGAAATTATATCATCGGAAGCGACGTATCACAGAACACCGACGGGGAAGGTTATCAGTCCCTTATCATCTCCCCGGATTTTATCCCCAACACCCACGCAGGAGACACCATTACCTTGTCGGCAGATATCGACGTGCCTAAGGCGGATAATGGGGATTTTAGCTATACGGAGCTCAAGTATACGGGCAATAGCGGGCAGAATTACTTGCTGACCGTGCTGGCTAAGCCAGACGCCCCGACTGATGGCAAGGTGAGGCTGTCCAAGAGCGTGACCCTACCTGAGCCCATCGCTAAGGTGGTCTATATCCGTATCGGCGCACGGAGCACGGGAGCGAGTGTATCCCGCCCCAAGCTGGAGATAGGGACGGTGCCCACCGATTGGAGCCTAGCCCCGGAAGACTTGTCGGATGAGGATAAGCTCCGGGCAGAGGTGGCCAGCATGGTCTCGGACGGTGTGGGGACGGCCAAAATCTATGCCGATGGTATCACCACCGATATCGAGCGTAAGCTGGCACAGGCTTATCAGGCCTATGTGGAGGAGAAAATCGACGGTCTCAATCAGGGATGGAGCGAGCTGGTGGCAAGCCGGATACAGGATATCGAGGCCAGACTGCAGGATCAAGAATCCTACCTGTGGATGGATGGCGGCAACCTGTATCTGGGACGCAAGGGAGAGATGGTGGCGTTGACCATCACCCCGGAGCAGATTGCGTTTTTAGTGCAAGCCAGCAAGCGTGGAATTTTTGACAGTGAAAACCTCATCGTCACAAACTCCCGCATGAGGCTCCTCGAATTTTTTGAGGACGTGGAGAGCCAGAAACCGCTGTATCAGTGGACAACACGCAAGGTGCGGGGGCAGGCCCATCTGACCCTGTACTATGTGGGCGAATAGAGAGGAGGGAATATGAGCGTATCACTATCCATCGAGCTAACAGAGAGCAACGTCAATGTGGCAAGCAACACCTCTGTAGTAACGGCCAATGTCTATATCACATCGGACGCACGGACGTGGAATCACTATAACCCGCCGGGCTCTATCACTATCGACGGGACGACCACCACCTTTACCGCCTCCTTTAGCCGTGGAGGACGGCAATGGCTAGCACGAGCCAGCAAGACGGTGACACATAACGCAGACGGGACGAAGTCCATCAACGCTTCCGCCTCCTATGACACGGGCGGCTACTATGGGACCATCAAGGCCAGTGCAAGCAAGACACTGACCCGAATCCCTCGCAAGGCCATCGCCATCAGTAACAGTGCATGGAGTGCAACACTGGGGCAGAGCTCGGTCACTGTAACGATTGAGAAAAAGACCTCGGCTTTTACCTATAAAAAATACGTGGAGGTCAACGGCAGGGTATGGACCTATGGGGACTTTAGCCAATCCGCAGGCCGGGAATCATGGACCTTTGCCTATCCTTTAAATCTGGCCAACTTAAGTCCCACTAACGGGGTGTTTACGTGCCGTCAGGGTGTCATCACCTATGCGGGTAATGAGGAGATCGGCCGGGACTACTACACCATCACCTGCACCATCCCAAGCGATATCAGGCCCACTATACAGGAGCTAAGCTTGACTGGCTTTAATCGACTAGGAGAGGCCTACCTACAGGGACGGAGCTCCGTGCGCTTTAACTGGGCGCTGGGTAAGGTGGAGCTGTATGGGGCCACCGTGGAGCGTATCAGCTTTACCATGGACGGCAAGACCTCCACCACCACGGGGGGTACCCATCTCCCGCCCAGTAACTATGAGGGTACTTTTACGAGGAGCCTGCCCTATGCGGGGGCGAGAAAGTGGTCCATCACCGTCACGGACAGTCGTGGACGAACCCATACCCGCTCTGATACCTTGCAGGTGGAGCCCTATCAAGCTCCGTCCATCACCTCGCTTAGCGTGACCAGAGCGGGGGCGGATGGGACAGCAGACCCAAGGGGAACCGTTTGCCGAGTGGACTATAAGGCCACTAAGGCCAGCGTGGCGGGCAAGAATGACGCCACCATTACCGTCTATATTAACGGGACGAAGAAGGAGAGCAAACAAGTTGCAGGAGCGTCTACCTCATCCTCAGGGTACTTTCTCATCCCGGGGCTTGCCACGGACAGAGCCTCCACCGTCAAGCTGGTCATCGAGGACAGAGCAGGGCAGAGGGCAGAGCAGAGCCAGACGGTATCCAAGGCTTTAGTCCTCCTTGACGTTTCTCCCGGCGGCATCGGTATCGGGGCAACCGCCGAGGACGGCTATATCACACTGGGGACAGACAACCTCGAGCTTAGAGGCATCTATGAGCAAGGGACGGATGGGACAGGCACGTGGATACGCTTCGCCGACGGCACACAGATATGCTATGGGGCAGCGACTATGGATGTAAGTATATCCAACTCATATGGCTCGCTCTATACCGGCAACCTCACATGGTGGTATCCAAAATGGTTTAAGGTAGGCACCAAGCCCACAGTGACCATCGGACAGACCACGTGGGAGACAGGAGCGAGCTGGGGGAGTGTGTTTAGCGTAGGCCATGATAAGTGCACCATCCGTCTCGTGGACGCCTATAAGCGAGACAAGGGGACAGTGACCTATAGTGCTATCGCCATCGGGCGGTGGAAATAAGGAGGGGAAAAATGGAGATAAAAGACCGAATCAAAGCAAACGAAGAGGCCCTAAGCAAGGTCCGTATGGACATTGCGATGAAGGAGGAGGAGACCAGACAGCTTAATGAGCGGCTGGTGGCCTTTCAGGAGGAGCGAGAGGGGCTGGAGAAGGAGCAAGCCGAAGAAGAGGCAAGGCAGAGGTATGTGGGCAAGGCCTTAGAGACCATCAAGGCTCTCCAAAAGCAGGTACAGGCCTTAAGCAAGTACAGCAAGGTCAGCCCGTGGAAGGAGGGGGAGTACTACACCAAGGACAGCCTCATCTACTATGACGGGGCCATCTACAAGGCGAAAGAGGACACGATTGCAGGACCTGAGCCGGACGAGGGATTTGAGAAAGCATAGGGAGGTGAGTGATGGCAGAAGCTATCCAAACAACTTTTTTGAATCAAGGCGTTTCCGCTGCCTTGTCCGCGCTAGTAATCTTAGGCCTGGTCGTGGTCGGGCGCATGCTGTATAAGTATCTTCCGGACTTTTTGAAGCATCAAAACGCTTTGAAGGAAGAGCAGATCAAGGCGACCGTGGCGCAGTCCGACCTTATCAAAGACTACATCAGACAGGTGGACAGTAATAACAACTTGCTCAAAAAGAGCCAAGGCATCCATGAAGGGATGTCATCGGACCTTGCCGGCATCAAAAAGCAGGTGGAGGACATCCTGACCCGGATCCTGGACATCGAAAAGCAATCGAAAAACCAGATCTCAAGGCAGCAGTTCGACGATTTGATCCAGGAATTTAAAAAGCTGGCCATCCGGCTGGATGAAATCGCAAAGATGAAGCAGAAAGGCTCCGAAAACAAGTAATTGCAAGGATTTCAGAAGCAAAGCCGTAGGAGGCGTTTTAAGCGCACTTTTTTTAAAAAATAGTACCTATGGGTTGCCTATCGAGCGAATCGATGGGCTTTTTTAGTGAGTAATTTTGAGAGAAAGGAGAAAGCATGGTAAAGATACTACTTGACCCGGGTCATGGAGCGGGCAGAGCCTTTAACCGGGGGTCGGTCATCTCCAATGAGGGGGATAACAATTATGCGTATAGCTTGGTTCTGACAAAGGCTCTTCGTGCCCGTGGCTTTATCGTGGGGACGACACGGCCCACATCGGGGAGCAATCCCTCCCTATCACAGAGGGGGAAAATGGGGGCGGGATTTGACCTCTTCATCTCCCTCCACAGCAATGCAGCGGGGAGTTCGGTAAGGGGAACGGAGATTTGGAACTCGGTTAAGAGCCCTGTCCCGGCTAAGCTTGCAAGCAGTCTATGCGCGTCTCTTGCCGGGGTGTTTGGCCACCGTAACCGTGGCGTTAAGTACAGGAAGCTGGGGTGGACAGACTGGTATGGTGTGCTTCGGAGTAACCGAGCGACTTATGGCATGCTTATCGAACACGGGTTCCACACCAACCAACGGGACTGCTGGACGTATGTCAACCGGAGGGAGGAGTTGGCCAAGGCCACAGCGGATATTCTTGCTGACTGGTATGGTCTATCTGGCTCAGTTCCTCAGGCAAGTGCTTCGAGCACATCAAGCACATCGAGCACGGCAAAACAAGGGCCATCAGCGCCCTGCCCGGGGGTGGTGTTTGAAAAGTACGAGAACTGGCACTTTACGCCGTCTTGTACCACAAACGTCCGGGTCCTACCATCTACCTCCTCGCAGGTGGTGGCTCAGTATGGGCCGGGGGAGCGAGTGAACTATGATGAGGTCTATGTGGGAAATGGCTATGTCTGGCTCTCCTACATCGGTAGGAGCGGAAATCGTCGATATGTGGCATGCAGGCCTTATCACAATGGTGTGAAGGGTAAGGCATGGGGAAGCTTTTAAGGAGGCGAAACAATGTTTATGTTCAGCGATAAGCAATATGAGTTAGTAAAATGGATTGTACAGATTGTGCTGCCCGCTTTAATCACTCTGATTGCCACCATCGGCAAGGCGGTAGAGTGGGATGGAACGGGGCTTACGGTCATCATTATTGGAGCGATTACCACCTTTCTGGGGTCTATCCTAAAGGTAAGCAACGCCAATCACCAAGCAACTCATATCACCGTAAAAAGAAACACCATAGAAGAATAATCACCCAGCCCTCTATTGATAAAATGGAGGGCTTATTTTATTGCAAAAAACTGAAAAAAGTGTTGACAATATATAACGTAGGCGTTATAATATATTCAGAGGTTGAGAGAAACCTCAAATAAAAAAGAAAGGAGGAAAGGGAATGGAGATAGATACAATAATAGCCCTTGCGGGACTGATAGTGAACATCATTGGCCTGATCGAAACTATCAAAAACAACCGTAAGGGCTAGAAGCAAGAGGGGCGAAAGCCCCTCCCCCCGTCAGGGGGTGTACCTATCTTATACCCAGAAAAGATTTATGACAACACTTCGAGTTTTGTTGATCTTGAACCTGATCGTCAGTGTTATGAGTTTAGCCGTCCAAATAAAGAATAGGAGGAAGTAATGGTGGATAAAACCAGCGAAGCCCAGAAGAGGGCAAGCCGGGCATGGGAGCAAAAGAACCGGAAGAAAGCCACCGTTCAGGGCTACTTAAGAACGGCAAGGTCTTATATCCGAAACCATGCCCAGGAAGAAAACCTTCAGGAGCTGGAAGGCCTGATTGCAGAGCGGAGAAAAAAGCTGAAGGAAGAGGCGGAATAGCGTCAGAGCGTGTCCAAGTGGCACGCTCTTTTTGTCCTCAATTTGTCCTCAATTGGTTTCAAAATATGCTTAATATGCAACAAATTGAATAGACGCAGATTGCATGAAAGTAAGTAAAATGCCCATTTCTAAGATTAACGCAAACTGCAATTTTATAAAAAACCGCTCTCTTAATCAGGGTGTCCAGGGTTCGAGTCCCTGAGGGTGGATAGCCTTGAAACCGTTGGAATCACTTGATTTCAGCGGTTTTTATTTTTATTATAATTCTCGTTTTTGGGTCTTGGCACGAACAGCGGATCCTTCCGTTCCGGATCTCCTTACGTGGCTAGATAGCTTTGATTCGTTCCCGGTCTTTGTAGTCTTTGCGGATCTACAAGAATTGATCATCTCAGCCTTTAAGACAGCGAAAGAAGTGAAAAATCCGTCAAAAAAAAGATGACGGTCGTGAAGTAACGCTTGAAACGATGCTTGTTGGGGCGCAGCTACGGGGACTGTCCATTTCTGCGTTTGACCTCATGAATCCGGGGCAAATCGTGGACTACTGCTTGGAATATAACGAAACCGTGCTACCGGAAAGCGCATCGAATGAGCCGCTTGTTCGCAAAGCAGGACAGCTTGATTTTAATACGTTTTGATGGAATACGGGTATATATTAAACCAAAGAAAGAGAGGTGCATCATGATGAAAGAAAATAGAATCGTTGTAAAAGCACCTTTCAAGGAGAGGTGGGAAGCTTTTAAGAAGGCGTATTATGAATGGGCACTGTACAATCAATACAAAGAGGATCCATATCCAGATTGGCATACGATTGGGTTAGAAGAACAACGTCGCACAATACCGACCCCGAAGACGCTAACAGAGTATGTCTATGCGAGCGCTAAAGCGGGCGCAATTGCAGATAGGCTTTACTGGGCAGAGATGAAGGCAAGAAAGAGGCGCGTGAAAGCCAAAAAGAAGCGTTTGAGGGGAAATTTGAAAAGAACATTTTTAGATCTGTTTTGATACGTAAATAGAAAAAAGATCGGAAAGCATCCTGATTACAGGGTGCTTTTTTAGTGGGGAGGAAGTATGGCAAGTGGAAAAATCAAAGGAATCACCATTGAGCTAGATGGCGATACGACAAAACTAAATAAAGCCCTTTCTTCCTCGGAGAATGCAGCGCGTGACTCGGTGAAAGCTCTTCGTGAAATTGAAAAGAGCTTAAAATTTAATCCGGGAAACACGAAGCTTGTTGAGCAGCAGCAGAGAAATCTTGCAGAAGCCATTAACGCGACGAAGGAAAAATTAAAGATCCTTCAAGACGTAGATGGGCAGATGAAGCAGCTGAACCAAGGGAAAATCTCGGTTGATCAGTATGAAGCGTTCCAACGTGAGATTATTGCGACAGAAGGACAGCTATCTACCTATGAGAAGCGGTTAACCTCTTCGCAAAATGAGCAAAAGCAGCTGGAGCAAGCGACAAAGAATCTCACCACCATTTTTGAAGCCTCCGGAACGAAGATTGACGACTTTGCAGATATCCTTGGCAAAGAGACGGTTGAAGCGTTTAAGAAGGGCGAAGGCTCTTCTAAGCAGATGGAAGATGCCCTGCAGAAACTTGGCGATGCACTGTTGGGAACTGGCGGAGATAGCGAAAAACTGAAAGAAAACTTAGACCGCCTCGATGACGGTGTATCTTTTGAAAAGCTGCAAAAAGAGGCTGTTGACTCCGGCGCGAAGATCGACATGATGGGAAACTCCGCAGAAGAAGCAGGGAAATCTATTGACGATATTAACAATGAAGCCGTAAAAATATCTGGCCTTGATGCAGCGATCAATCTCTTTGGACAGCTTAAGGACGCCGCATTAGACGCCATAGGATCCATTATGGACGCCTGGGGAAAACTGGATGAAGGTCAGGACACCATCATCGCGAAAACCGGCGCTACTGGCGAAGTTGCAGATAAGATGGGGAAGGTTTTTCAGGACGTATATACGTCCATGCCGGCGGATTCAAAAGCGGTCGGGGATGCTATCGGCGAGATTAATACGCAGTTTGGGCTACAAGATGAAGCGCTCGATAGCGCGACCAGAAAACTTCTACAGTACTCCGAAATCAACGGAAGCGAAGTAACGCAAGCGACGCAATCCGTCAAAGCCGCCATGGATCAGTTTGGCCTTTCTGGGGGCGACCTATCGAATGTGTGGGACGTCGTGACGAAGGCCGGGCAAGATACCGGCGTGCAGACGGAAAAACTCTTAGATAGCGTAACAAGAGGCGCTCCAGTTTTACAAGTTCTCGGCTTAAGCTTCGAAGAATCCGTTGTTACCATGAGCCAATTTGAACAGGCCGGAGTCGATGGGGCAAAAGCACTTTCATATCTTACAAAGGCACAAGCAAAAGCTTCTCGAGAGCATAAATCCATAACGCAAGTATTATCTGAGTTTAACGATGTGGCAAAATCTTCTACGGATCAAAACGAAAAGCTCAATTATGCCGCAGAGCTCTTTGGAGATAGAGGCGGGGGTGATTGTGCGAACCAGCCGGCTGGAACTCATGAAGCGACAAATTGAACTGGACGGTCTAAAGCTCTATGACAAGGAAGACGCGATGCTAAGAAAGCGCCTGCAAAAAGAGGCGATGGATGAGGTGGAACGCCAAGCGGGGATCCTCGGTCTTAGTGAGACGACGAGAAAGAGTTTGGTTCGTGGTGCGGCGGAGGTTATCAGTGGCGATTTTCACGGCGCACCCTTTTCCTCTCGTATCTGGGCAAATAAAAATGAGCTCGTCGCACGGCTTCAGGTTGGGTTAGAGCGCTCCATCTTGCAAGGCGAACATCCAGACAGATGGGCACGTCTTTTCACCGATCTGGTATCCAATGAAATGGGAGAGAAAGCAGGTCGAGCGCTTTTTGCCGCAAGACGCCTTGCTATTACGGAATCGGCACGTGTGATGAGTGAAATTCAGCTTAACTCTTTTGAGAAAGGCGGATATAGAAAGTATATCTGGATAACAGAAATAGATGATCGGACATGTCCTGTATGCTCTGCTCTGGATGGGGAAGTGTTCGATATCGACAGAAGTGAAATCGGCGCAAATCTCCCACCACTACACCCGTTTTGTCGGTGTTCAGTGGCTGCGTATGTGGATAATGGGTATAATGTGGATGAACCAATAGAGGAGCAATCAGATGAGGCGATAAGATCATGGATAGACGATCACGATAAGGTCTTGAACCACGAAAAGTTCGAAGAACATCACGATGGCAGTAAGAGGTATAACCCAGAGAAGAGCAAAATCAACATTCCAGAGAAGCGGGCACAGGAATTGATTTATGATAGAGCGGGGTCAGGAGAGCTTAGACGTAATGGAAGAGGATTATGGACAAAAAAAGAGTTTATTACGGACAAGAGATTTTTGGGAGAGGTTGAAGGCAATTTAACTCATCGCTTTAGCATAGAATATAAAGATAAGAAGTGGGTTCATATTGTTCCTAGAAAGGAGGGGGGCACAAAATGATTAGTGAGAAACTCATGAGGCAGGCGGACGGTAAAACAATCAATATTTCCTTCTTTCCGGGGAAAGACTTGAAGCATGTAAAGTGCACAAACTTTTATAGAAAAGAAGAGGACGATGAGGAGAATATGTTAGAAATAGGAAACATTTTATTAAATCAATCTGAGATTGAATCGATAGAGATCCTTTAATCTGATTCAAAAAAAACATATGAACCAAAGCAGTAGGCAAAACGCCCACTGCTTTTTTATTGGGAGGAATCCCACGTCCAAGCCTTATGACGTAAAACTGTGGGGAGTCGGGAAGGTGACTATAACTTTGAGAAACAAGGAGGCAGAAATGGCTGAG